CGGCGGTGGCGATGTCGAGGGTCTGCCGTGCGTATTGCAGCACGCTGATGCCTTCTTTCCCATTGGTGCTGTGTCCCTTGATGTGTATAATTTCGTCCTCGCCATACACGCCATTAACGCCGTTGAGGTAGTCGGTGATGGTGTAGCGATCGTTGTACACATCGTGGCTGACTGTACCCGGACTACACAACACCAATCGGTCTACGTCCATCGTCACTGCGCTGAATATGGGTACAATGTAGGCATTGCCATACAGCAGCACCTGCTCTACCATCTCACGTGTGAAGTCAAACGCACTCTTCGTGATGTCGGGCTGAATGGTCAGCAGATAGAACAAGCGGCTATCCTCGTAGTCGGTGAAAATGCCATTCTTCAATCGGCGATAACATAGAGGTAGGTTGGCCACACTCTCGCTGATAATCTTAACACACCGATACACGGCGGCTACATTCATTGCCGACTGGTTGCCATAGTAATTGAAAATTCGGGTATAATCTCCCGGGCGATAGGGGGCAGCCGCACCGCTTTTCGTTCCCTCATCGGCTTGTGCTGTCTCCCTTCGAAATGATAGCGTACGTCTGAATGTCGCCCAGAAGTTAGTCATAAATATAACAGAAATCCTTTAACAATATATTATCTCCACAAAGATACCTAAATACCTAATAATCAACAAATTTAGGCATTTTCGCGAAAGTCTTACAAGTAGTTGTTTTTGTTTACTTGTAACCGATTTTTAAGGCTTTTATACGATTTCGGTCGCGTTTTTTATGGTTTTTTGGCAAAAAGAAAAAGCACCAAAGCCGCAATTATCGACCTTGGTGCCATTAATTATACGGACTGATTACCGCTTATATCTGACTGAAACCGCTCCTGTAAAACGTTTCTCTCGAACAATCGAAGAAGATATCGATCAACCGATTTTGTGCTTCATTTGTGATGTTAACAACCTCTTGCATCCGTTCTTTCACTGCCTGTGGCACACCGTCTGTGTCCAGCATCTCGTCTATTTGACACACCGAGGTGCTGATGGCGGTTATTGCCTTCAAGATAGATTTCGAGCAGTCTGATACTACGATGTTGTCTACCGCGTTAAGGCCGTCCATTACGATGCTGCTGTCGAATTGCAGCTTGTCTTGCTTTTCCATTACTTGTTTCCTCCTTCTTTAAAATTCAACATACCGGGTTGGCCTGCATTAAGCAGAGAATGTATATACTCGCGACCCTTTGCCGTCCATACTGTGGACATGCGTACATCGACGCGGCCGTCTGCATGGGTGAAGGCATGAGGCACACTCTTTGTGTAGCCTTTGCCCGAATACTTGGCGAACAACAGCCACTGCCCGTGCTGCTTATATTGAACACCCATCTCCCTCAACTTGTTGTTGAGTGTCTTCGCGCCCCAGCCGTACTCCTTGGCTATCTGCGTTGCACTGAACGTGCCCTCGGAGGATATATACTCGTCGTAGCTCTTCACCTTTGGGGCTTGCTGCTTCAACTGCTCGCTTTGCAGGACGATGCGCTCATTTGCCTGCTCCAACATCTGCTGATGCTTATCGATCGTCGTCTGCGCCACCTGCAATGCTCTTGCCATAATTAGCTCGGGCGTGTCCTCCTGTGTGGTGGCAATGTAGCCGCCGGTCTTGCGGATTGAGGGCAACACATCGCCACATACCCAGTCTTGGAACTTCTCTGCTTGTGGTTTGTCAGAGCGCATAATTACTTTGTAGAGATTTTGTTCGTTGATAAAAATCATATCAACTTCTTGCGTGGCCGGGCTTCCGTTCCTTTTGACCCCCGTCTGTACCCCTACCTTAATTAAATTAACCCCGGTTTGTTTAAGCCTGTTTTTCGTAGGTGATACTTGTAGTTCAAGTACTCTGCACACGTCTGTCAAGCAAAACATCGGATTGTCTGCACTGCCCGCTGTCCTGATTTCTCCAAACTGCGGATTGTTAAAAACTTGGATTTGATTTCCCATGTTACATTAATTTTGAACATAAAAAAACCGTGCTACGAGTTGTTCAAGTCTAATGCAAACTTTGTGGGCATTTCTGACACCACACTCGGCACGGTATATTTTATACCTTAAATTTGATATGTATAGATACAAAAAAGGCCACTATGAAGTGGCGGCATTTGTACCGCATTAAGTTTGAACGCTGCAAAGATATGAATAAGTTCTTAATTACACAACTTTTCTACAAAGAATTTTATCAAAACGGCAAATTTTAACATATTTGCCATACTTTGGTTTTTGACAAAATAAACCCGCTTCGCGTTGTCAAGCCCTAACAGTTGAGCCTCGGGGCATTGCTGCTACCCGACACGAAGCGGTATATTGAATACCTTTATACATTTATAGATACAAAAAAGGCCACTGTGAAGTGGCGGCATCTGTACCACTGTTAAATTTTGACGCTGCAAATATAGATAAATTTTCAATCTTGCCCAAAATATTTTAGGAAAAAATTGCAAAATTAATTAGATTGTTGTAATTTCGCGCCATAACATTAAACATAAAACAACAAGAAAAATGAAATATCTGTTATCTTTCCTGCTTCTCCTATTCTTCGGGGCGGAGGCAAACGCAAATGACTTTTCGGAAAATTTAAAAAAGACAAACAGCACGTGGAATATGTGTGCGCACCTCGGTGTGGTTGGTCACACAGAGGGAATGGCTATGTTTACCGGTTATGGAAGTTTGACCATACACGGATGCTACCTTGACTTCGGCTTTAGCCCGAGAACGCACAGACGGGATGTAGATATCAAGAAATGGGATGATAAGGAAGCATACATGTTTCACACGGGTTATCAAATTCCTATATCAAAGAAATTCCGAGCAATTCCTCTAATCGGCTTTGTTAGCTGCACAAATGGAGTAACCGATGGCGCAAACTGGAGTGTTGATAGGCACTACGGCATTAATAACTCATATACAGCCAATAAAGAACTCAAAGAAGTCGACTATGGCGTAGCTGCTGTGTTTTATTTCGACCATTTGGTTTTGCAGGCGACCGCAACGCGGTACTGTCTATATGCTGGTTTTGGCTATGAGTTCTAATTAGCTGAAATCGCTTTTATATATAATATATTATTATATATAACCACATCCCCCCCTACAGCGTCATGCCATAGGGGGATAAATCGTTTTATATATAATATAATTATATTATAATAAAAAAAGCCGCCTACATTCACATGCAGATGGCTAAAGAGTTCTTTATCGAAGTATATCAAGCCTTAAAAAGACGCGGCTTGTAATTCTGCTTTTATCTGGTCAATGCAAGGAGCTAAGCGATTATAGGTTTTCTCGCCTGCCGTCTTCGCACCCGTCGTATATTGACGCATGAGCGATGGATTAATGCCTGCCCGTTTAGCTATTTCCGTCACATTGAGGAAATTAAAATAATTGAAGAATGAGCGCAAATCGTACTTGTACTCAAAGGACAACCCGGTATATCTTTTATCGTCGGGATTAGCCTCGCGGCATTCCTCCACGGCTCTTAAGAAATCCGCCTTTGCCTCTGCTACGGTCTCTCCATCGCCATCAACAAGTGCATAGTCACCTATCGGCGTTTCGCTGTAACACGAATAGGTCTTGTCCTGCCCATATTCGACTGTTACTAAAATCTTCTTTGTTGCCATTTTGTTTGTATGTTATGTTCAATCTGTCTGCACGATAAAGAGTTCCTAAACTAATCGTATAAAAAGCCTTCTAAAAAGGGGCGGTATGCCCAGGCGACTAACGCCCGAGCAATACCTTGTAAATCTTTCTTTGCAGCCCCGTCTTGACCTCATGGCTTCCGTGCCTCGGTATTCTGATTTTTGCCCCTGTTGCGGGGTTTAACCATTCGTCGTGCTCGGCGCCATGTTGAGTGAGTTGGCATCCTGCCGCTCTCAACTCTTTAAACAGCTGATTATACTTCATAATTTAAAAGAACTCTTTGTCTTAACGACAATGCAAAGGTAACAAAAAAGTTATAAAGTCCAAAGGATTTACCAACTTTTTTGCTGCCTCTTATGCGTTTTTAACATATTGAGCAAGTGCGCCGTGCCTCAACGCTCGTAAGAATACAACAAACCGAGGGTCATGAGCAGCGTTATGGTGCCGTCAATCTTGCAATATTGCGACCTTTTCAGCGGCTTTTTATTCTCCAAATTATCCTCACTTAGCACACAATTCGATAGACAATAAGCGTTAATGGGGTTGTTGTTGAGTTCAATCCGTGGCGGTGTGTCGTAGACAAGCATCTCGAAACTCTCCACAGGGAGATTGAAGCTGCCAAAGGTTTGGCTGTATGGCGTGAGTACGTCGCGCGCACCGATGCTGGCCAAGGTGCTGACCAACTCCTGCGCCTTGTAGGCATCGTAGCCTATACGGATGATGCGTATCTTCTTCGTGCGCCGCCATATATCCTCAACAATCTGCCTTGTGTCAATCTTCTTGCCCTTGCATAGCTGTAAGTGTCCCTGCTCTGCCCATGCCCGGTATAGCTGCTCGTTAGGGTGACCCTTAAGTGCGCCCTCGGGGAAATAGTAGTCGGTGTGCGAGTAAAACCGCTTGGACTTCGACGAGTACAGCGTGTAGGACACGGCACTGAAATCGTCGTGTACAGACAAATCAAAAGCCACAGCGCACTCGGGGTGACCGTCCACATGGTCGATATTGAAGTTACCCAACAGGTCGCGCGCCTGCTCGTAGCTGAACCATGCCTTTTCCTCGTTGATGGAAAAAATATTAAGCAGCTTTGTGCGGAAGGCGAGCATATTCTCGGCCGACAACTGCGCGCTGGCGTACTCGTTGGCATAATAGTCGGGTCTGACCGTCACACCAAGATGTGGCTGCACCTTTGCCCACGTCTTCGGGTCGTCCTCGGCATCGTCCACATCGGGCATAAACACGGATGCAAACATTCTGTCGTTTTCGGCTTCACCACGCAAGACCTTTAGAACGCCATCCAACTCGTGGGCGAAAGGGCCATCGACAACATCGCTGGCCGTCGTGATCACGACCGTGAGGGGACTACGCCGCGGACCCATGGACGTGGTGAGTACGTTCTTAAGGTCAGCACCATTCTTGCCAGCCGTGTTGCGGGCTTGCGCGTATTCGTCCATAATAACCAGCGACGCAAAAAGGCCGTCTTTGGTCTTTGCGTTCGCTGTGAGGCACTGAATGAGGCTGTCCCTTGCCCCATCCTTGAAAGTAATTTTCTCGCGGTTGACGCGAAAATGTCGGCCTCGTGGGTCTATGTCGAGCATGATGGCGCGTATCTCATCAAAGCAAATCTTGGCTTGGTCGTAGCTGTTTGCCCCTACATAGGCTTGTGCGTTGCTGTCGCCAAACAACATATCATACACAGCCATCACGGCACTCGAGGAGGTCTTGCTGAACTTTCGCGGCACAAACAGGTAAACGGTGCGCACCAGCCGTATGCCGTCGGGCAAGGCAAATCCATAGATGCTGGCGAATTGGAAGGCTTGCACAGGCGTTAACTTGTATCGCTGGCGGCCATTAATACCACTGAGCCGCAAACTCTCGTAGAACCGAAAGAAATGCTGCACGCGCTTTGGTCGCCATTCGTATTTGCCAAAAAGTGTCAAAAACCGCTCAATTCCCAAGATTTCATACAAATTATGCGCGTCGGGGTTGTCAACAACACCCGTTATGTAGTCGCTAATACGTCTATCGGTCGCTGTAAGGGCTTTAAATCGTCTTGCCTTACCCTTGTGCCACCGAAGTGATAATCGCGCCGTACACGCAATTTTTAAGGCTCTAAATCTTTTCTTTTCTTCCTCCGTCATACTCGATTAGTCTATTCCCTTTCGCATTTCGTCCATAAATTCGTTAAATCCGTCTTTCTCCGTTGGATGCTCTTTGCTGTTCAAATTCATACCCAGCGCCTTCAACGAACGCTCCACACGCTCCAGCGTTTCAACGTACAGCCGCTCCTTGGGATTGATGGTGAACCGCTCATTGCCCTCTCGGCTGTATTCCACATTGACCGGATTATAGCCTTCTGCCATGATTTCCTGCTTCAAAATGTCGGCACGCACGAGCAGCTGCGCCGTGACGTCCACTTGACAAGTAAGCTCTGCCGTGTACTTGCCGCTGTTTTTGAGCAGCTTCACAAGGTAGGTCTTCTTGTTCTTTATCTTAGCTTCCATGTCTTTGCGGTCTTTCGCCTCTTGCTTGTCGGGCAAGGCGTTGGCGACAACTCTTTCGGGTTGTGGCTGCTGCGCCTTTTCCGAATAGCCGCGCTTCTTACCTTTCGTTTTCAGATAGAAAATTATCGACGTGGTGTCACCCTCGGTTATCTTTTTGATCAACCTGCTTTCTACGTAGTCGATTTGCGTTTCGACCACATCTTCCACCTGCTGTTTGAATTCTGCATCGCCATTCAGCCAGCGGTAATAAGTCGTGCGGCTAACGCCTACGGCTTCGCATGCCGTTGCGATGATACCATACCCTGCCCGTAAGGCTTTAATAAAATTCTCTTTCTTCTTATCCATATCCTCAAAATTAATAATTATTTAACTTTTATACAAATCCCCAACAGGGGTCAAAAATCACTCTCGTGTGGAAATAGGGGGGAGTGGGGTTAAACCGACCAACACCCCCAATTAAAAAAACACCCCCCCCTATGCCTCCTTTTGTGAACCATCCGCGGGGGCGTCTGTAAATCTTTTCGCAAATCTCTTCAATCGTTCAGCTGCTCTGCCCTTTGCATAAGCCTTGCCAGCCCTGCCCATCTCCGTATGTGTGCGCACGTGGCAATCATGACACAATGACTGGAGGTTTGTTGGATTGAACATAAGCGCTCGCTTCTCCATCCGCGACAAGCCACACTCAACAGGCGTAACGTGGTGCACTTCTGTAGCTGCTGTAACTCTTCCATCTTGCGCGCATCGCTCACATAACGGATTGTGCGTCAGCTTCCATCGTCGCAGTCTTAGCCATGCTGCGGTATGAATAAGCTGCCTATAGTCTTTATCTTTTGCCATATTTGAAAAATTATTTATCCTTGTATTTCTTCACCAATTCGCTGAGATTATCAAGTAACGACTGCTGCACACTCTTCTTGTCGCTGATGGCTTTAGCCGCCCTCTCATCCACGGTGTTCTGCGCTATGAGCCTGTAGACCTGCACGGGATAAGGCTGCCCCTGTCTATGCAATCGCGCATTAGCCTGCTGGTATAGTTCCAAGTTCCATCCTGTGCCAAGCCATACGATGTAATGGCCACCTTGCTGCATGTTCAATCCGAAGGCTGTACTCTGTGGATGAGCCAGCAGCACATCAATCTGCCCAGTATTCCATTGGCGTAGCTCCTGCTCTCCAACATAACACTTCACACGATAGCCCTTTAGCTTTGACTTGATACGCTCAATATCATGCTTGAATTGATAGAACACTAACACATGATTATCACCAGCCATTGCAGCTTCCACAATGTCGGCGAGCCTGTCTACCTTCTCATCGTGGATATGATGAACGTTCTTATCGTCATCGTACACCGCGCCATTGGCAAACTGGCTTAACTTATTCATCAGTCCCGCAGCGCTATTGGCTAATATCTGTGCCTGCTCACCCGTGTGTTGTTGGTCGAACTCTAATACCTTTTTGCGCTCAAACTCATTGTAGGCCTTTTGCATTTTATCGGATAACGGGAATATCTCATTGTGCGTGATCATGTCGGGTAATTGCAGATAATCTTTTGCCTGCATGCTAAGACAAATATCGGCAATCTTTCCACGGATGATTTTTTCACAGCCTTTTTTCACTTCACACCGCACGGCGATATTGTTCCAAGTGTGTGTGTCGAAGTAGGTTTCGCGGTACTTCGTCACGTACTTGCCGAGCCGTTCACCCATGTCGAGGCAATATAGCTGTGCCCATAAGTCCACAAGTCCATTGGGTGCCGGCGTGCCGGTCAGTCCTACCACACGCGAAACAGAAGGGCGTGCAATGCGCATGGCTTTGAAGCGCTGTGACTTTGAGGACTTGAACGATGTGAGTTCATCGATGACCATCATGTCGAATGGCAATGAACCATTATACTTTCCAACCAACCAAACAAAGCTATCGCGGCTAAGCACATACACATCCGCTTTCTCGCGAAGTGCGAGGCACCGCTGCTTCTCTGTGCCCATCACACGCACGACACGCATGCCACGTAGATGCTCCCACTTGTCGGCTTCCATAGTCCATGTTGTTTCGGCTACTTTCTTAGGCGCAACAACAAGTGTTCGTTCAATTTCGCCGTAGTCCATCAATCTTTGTATGGCCGTCAGTGTGATAACTGACTTGCCAAGACCACAATCTAAGAATAGCCCGGCTTGTGTTTTGTTCATCACCCAGTCGATGGCTTGCCGCTGGTAAGGGTATGGTTTGAAAATCATTTTGCTTCCTCCCATGACTTAATCACACAATCTACGAGTGCGCGGCTATCCACGACAAATACATTCTGTCCAACTGCTCGCAGCTCTTCATGCCGTAGCTCCTGTTGGCGTGTCGGCTTCTTTCCTTTCGATTTGATTTCGACCCATGCCGTTTTTCCGTCCGGGAAGCAAACCAACCTATCGGGGTAGCCTGTCATATTCGAGTTTGAGTACTTGAGGCACACGCCGCCGATTTCTCTCACTTTCATCATGAGGTACTTTTCGATTACCTTCTCCGATACCTCCGAATGCTGAATAATTTTTCCTATCGATTTTTTCATATCGTCATTGTTTTTATAGGGGTAACCATTTCCCGCGCGCGCGTATACACCCTACGCTATTTGAGTTATACGTAGTAAATACCCCTATTTGGTATATATAACTATTTATCACCATATTTTTATATATTTTTGGTAACTTGGTAACTGACTACACTTAACCCCTTTATTTATCGTCATTTGACGCGGTTACAAAGTCGGTTACCAATGGGTTACTTTTTTTCTTTCGGTAAACCCTCACTGGTTACTATCGGTGTGGTAACTTTTTGGTAAACCTGATTTGTTAACCCATTTTGGTAAACCTGATTTGCAGCCCTTTTTGATAGTCACTTTTTATAAGTCATCTTCGTCGTCATTATCTGTTTCATTTTGTAAACTCTTTAAAAACCCTTTTACTAATCCGTATTGATTAATCTTCATCGCTTTGTATTCGCCCCATCCCAAGTCTTTGACTATACGATTGAATTTCCTACCCTCATACTTTAGTTCCTTTCCTGCCATATCACGCCGGAGTACTTCGGTCAGAAATTCCAAGGCACATACCTTTTCTCTTGGCATGGTAGCCGCTGCACTAATGCCGTCGGCTTCACCACGATAGAACTCGCGCCTACGTTGCAAATCCCACATTGTCCAGTCTGGTGGTAGCTTCGTATCAAGGAAATTCTGTATCATGCCTACCCATGGGTCATCACTGTTATCATTATGATTGCTTTGCCTCTTCTTAATTTCGTCCTTAAAATCGTCGGACAAAATCAGAGGCTCACCATCATTATAATAATGTACAGCCTCCGCCCATAGTTGGTCTCGATCTTTGATGAGTGCGTCTCTTGTGTCATTAACCTTTCTAAGGCTTTCGTCAACCTCTATAACCCAAAATCGGCGGTTGCCGGTGTCACCTTTGAGGAAGTAGGTTTCATTCGTCGTGCCGCAGAACACACACTGCCTTGGAAACATTTCCCTTACCGCGCCATAGGCTGGCCGGTAGGTGTCGGTCTGCTTCGATATGAACGCCTTCACCTGCTCAACCTCCGAACGCTTGATGCTGCTAAGTTCTGAAAGTTCAAAAATCCAACCACCACGCAGCTGCTCCATGCCATCCTTGCCCTCCATCGTCGTAAGGCTGTCAGAGAACCACTCGCCGCCCATGATGCTGAATAGCGTAGATTTACCCAC